AACCTAAGTTAGAGAGTAGAGTTGTAATATAAACAGTAACAAATGGAAAGTGTTCAAAAGCTCACCCATATCGAACACATCCTCAAGAGACCTGACTCCTATGTCGGTCCAGTTGAGATGGGTACGGAACCCTATTGGATACTTAATGATGACAAGTTTGAAAAGAAGAACCTCAAGTACTCCCCCGCTCTCTTGAAGATCTTTGACGAGATCCTGGTTAACGCGATTGATCGGAACTCCATGTATCCAAAGAATGTTACGACTATTGCTGTATCGATTGACAAGGAAAATGGGTCCGTGACGATTGAAAACAATGGACCACTCGGTGGTGTCAGTATTCTCATGCACGAAAAGGAAGGTCTCTGGAATCCTGAACTAGTCTTCGGGCATCTTCTTACCAGTACCAATTATGATGACTCGAAGAAGAGAATCGTCGGTGGTCGTAACGGGTACGGTGCCAAACTCACTAACATTTATTCTTCCGACTTTTCGGTAAGCATCAAGGATCATGAGACAAAACAAATGTATAACCAGAAGTGGACAAGTAACATGACCACTTGTGAAGAAGCAAAAATAAAAAAATACGCGGGTGCGACATCATCTGTTGCGATCACATTCACACCTGATTGGAAAAGATTTGGAATGACAAAGATGGAAGCTGACATCTATAGCATTTTCGAGAAGCGAGTTTGGGATGCTAACATCTGTACAAGTCTCAACTGTAAGGTAAAGTTGAATGGAGACGTTCTTGTCAAACATGGATTTGATACATATGCCAAGATGCACGAAGGTGTTGAGGACGTATGTATGTTAACGACTGATCGATGGTCTGTATGTATCGGCCCAGCTGAAAATGGTATGGAGCAAGTGTCATTCGTGAATGGTATTTGTACCACCAAGGGTGGCTCACATGTGGATCATGTTGCAACGTATATCGCGAACGGTATCATTGAAGAGATGGCGAAGAAGATTAAGTTGAAACCCCAACAGGTTAAGAATACATTTAACATCTTCGTGAAGGCAACAATTGAGAACCCAACATTCTCCAGTCAGGTCAAGTCTGAATGTACCTCGAAGGCTCCAGACTTTGGGAGTAAGTTTACCGCGACAAAGAGTTTCATCAAGAATGTTCTCAAGACTGGTGTACAAGATGAACTCTTGGCACTCTCAAAGTTTAAGGAGATGAAGGAACTCCAGAAGTCTGATGGTGCCCGCAAGTCTAAGATTACTGGCATCCCCAAACTGGATGATGCGAACAAGGCGGGGACGAATAAATCCAAGGAATGTACCCTCATTGTGACTGAGGGTGACTCAGCAAAGACACTCGCAGTTGCTGGTCTCTCAGTTGTAGGTCGTGACAATTATGGTGTCTTCCCACTCCGTGGTAAGTGTAAGAATGTGAGGGATGTATCTGTATCACAGCTCACATCAAACCAAGAGTTCAACGATCTCAAGAAGATTTTGGGACTTCAACAGGGTAAGGACTACAAGGATGTCTCTGAACTACGCTATGGTCGTTTAATGATCATGACGGATGCTGATAATGATGGGTCTCACATCAAGGGTCTCATCCTCAACATGATTCACTACTTCTGGCCGAGCCTCCTCAAGCTCAACTTTGTGGTGAGTATGGTGACACCCATTATCAAGGCGACGAAGGCTTCCAATGTCAAATCGTTTTACACAGATTCTGCATTTAGAACCTGGTATGGTGATGGGAAGCCGGGGTGGAAAGTCAAGTACTACAAGGGTTTGGGTACTTCCACGTCGGCGGAGGCTCGTGAATACTTCAAACAAATTCAGGATCTCACTGTTCGATTTGATATGGATAAAATGACGGACGAATCAATCATCCTCGCCTTTGACAAGAAGAAGGCGGATGCTCGAAAAGTGTGGCTTCTCGAGAATACGGCAAAGGATGCTAATCAGCTCCAGGTACCCTACGGGAGTGTGAAACAGTTGGACATTACAGACTTTGTACATAAGGACTTGGTGAACTTCAGTCTCGCAGACTTGAAGCGTTCCATCGCCCACATGGCTGATGGTCTCAAACCATCCCAGCGCAAGGTTATGTATTCATGCTTTCAGAAGAATCTGAAAGATGAAATGAAGGTTGCTCAGTTGGCGGCGTATGTAGCAGAAAAGAGTTCCTACCATCACGGTGAAGTTTCCTTGGCGGATACGATCGTGAAGCTGGCCAACGACTATATGGGGTCCAACAATATCAATCTATTGGAACCATGTGGTCAATTCGGTACACGGCTCATGGGTGGGAAGGATGCGTCCCAGACGAGGTATATCTTCACCAGGCTCACCAAGGATGCACGAAAGATTTTCGATCCCAGGGATGATGCCATCCTCAATTACTTGGACGATGATGGTCGCATGATCGAGCCAGATTTCTATATGCCCACAATCCCTATGGTGTTAGTGAATGGGACAGAAGGGATTGGTACAGGTTTCAGTTGCTATATTCCCCCGTTTGACCCCAAAGTCATCAAGGAAAATATCATCCGAATTCTGAATGGGGAGGAAATCGTGACCATGCGACCGTGGTTCAGAGGATTCAAGGGTGTTGTACACGAGGAAGAAGATACCTGGATGACAGAGGGCGTATGGAAATGGTCAGGTGAGAATATTGTGGTCACAGAATTACCACCAGGTCGTTGGACCCAGGACTACAAGGAGTATCTCGATGCTCTAGTCGAAAAGAAGTTGATCGGGGGGTACACCAATAACTCGACAACCGACGATGTCCATTTCGAAATTACAGAGTACACAGGAAGGAATCTGCTAAAGGATCTCAAATTGAGAAAGACCTTCCGTGTTTCAAACATGCACCTCTTCCACCCCGTCAAGGGTATTCACAAGTATGCGAGTCCAGAAGAAATTCTCAAAGACTTTGTGGAACTCCGCATGGAACATTACAAGAAGAGAAAGGCTCATCTTATCGATGTACTCGAGAAGAAAGCGACGATGTGTGATCATAAGTCGAAGTTTGTTTCCATGGTGATCGAGGGAAAACTGGTGGTGTTCAAGAGAAAGAAGCAGGATTTAGAGACGGAGATAGCAGTGACATTTCCCAAGATGGATGGTACGTGGGATTATCTTCTGAATATCAAGACGGTTGATTACACAGAAGAACGTGTAGAGACTCTTATGAAAGAAGCTTCACAGGCGACGAGAGATTTGGAGAAAATGTTAAAGACGGATCACATCGATATGTGGAAGATGGACATTAAAAATATATAACCCAATAATAAGATGCCCACCGCTAGTGGTGCTGGAATAAGTCTGAATGCCATCGGCAAACAGGAATCATACATTCTTAGTGACAACGTAGATGAATCCATTTTTAATTATGATATGAAGAAACATTCTAATTTTACAAAATTTAATAGAACAACAATCGTCAATCGAAGTCCTACATCCCCTACATGGCCCTTCAACGAACGTATTAAGGTCACCTTTAACCCCCAGAATATGGGTGACCTCTTGAGTAACATGTATATACTCATAAAACTTCCCGGTTTAACAGTTGGAAAAAATTACTCTGATCAGATCGGTCGCCACCTCATCAAGTCTGTCACTATGCGTGTTGATGAGATAGAGGTTGAGAAAATCTACGACGACTGGATGGTCATCCACGATGAGATGTATATCGAGGTGTCTGAGAAGGTTGCAAATCGGTTTATGTTGAATCGGATGTTGGGGTTCGATACATCGAGTGCTAATGGTGCCTATGCGTCACGCGAGTCGGAAGTCATTATACCGTTACCATTTTTCTTTTCGAGGAAATATTCGAGTGATGAATATCTTACCAATGAACCAAATCGACCATTCTTTCCATTGTGTGCAATCCATAAACAGAAGATCGAATTCGAGTTTGAATTTCATACACAAACATTTTTTACGAGTGAACCAACAACGATGACATTGGAGAATTTCAAAATCATAACAGAAGAATTCACCATTGATCCCATGGAGCGTCTTTATTTAAAGAACCGCCCATACACGATGATTACAGATGTTGTTAAGCGACACCCTACGTTACAGACTACAGCAGGTGTTGATAATATACGAACAAATCTCGTACCCAACAGTCGTGTTAAATCGATACACTGGTTCTTACGTAATACAGAATTTGAAAATACTAGTCTCGCCACAATTGAGAATGAATTTGATACATACAGAATATACATACGAGACCCCACGAAGTTGACCCCTCCTCTCCCGTTCGGGGCGTTTAGTTTGAAAAATGTATCATTTTTTACAACACTTACAAAGGGTGGTGTGACAACATTCTCTCGTGTCAATTTTTCAGAGGAACCAATTACAGATGGTAATGATGAAGCTACTACCGAAAAAGTAGGAGAGGTGTTTTCAACGGAATATAATATTGTACCGTGGATAGGTAACCCTGGGTCAGACGACCCAATCATAACTGTAAAGGTTCCATCGAATTCATTCATAGAAAAATTTACGTTTGAATTTTACACTGAAGAATCATCTACCAATGATACTGGCACAAACAAAAGGTATACCAATATACCAGGTTTCGACATTAAACAAAATAATACTATTGTCATGTCTTCTGAAAAGATATCAGACTTTGTCAGTAATTCGCAGGCGACTTACACACAGTCATATAGTATCGTACTCGATACAACCGTTTTCAGGGTCCCCGATGCAAACTTTTCTGACTATTATTACATTCAGAACAGATTCAACTTTTCAAAGAACCCCGATTTTGATGAGACGTTCACATTTTTTAACCCGGTCATGAAGAGTGCTAAGTTTTTTATTCAAGGTGTTGATTTACCAAATATTTCAAGTACGACGGATGCGTACTACAAATACATGATACCATATCAAAAGCGTTTATCGAGACCTGTTAGGAATATATATACATACTCGTTCGCTATTCACCCACTCAATGTAAATCCATCGGGTAGTCTAGACTTTAGTGATATTAAATCAGATAGAACAAGTATAGAGTTGAAGTTAGACCCTCTTCTCACAAAAACATATACATTATATATCTATTATACCGGATACCAAACATTTAATTTTGATAAAGGGTTCATGTCACTCGTTTACTAAATAATGTATCTTTATGTTGAGAGATGTACTCGAGGATTCGATTCTTAATACACCATTTGATGAAATTTAACTGAGCAATAGTCGTTTGAACTTCATGAGATGTACCCGGGATCGTATAGGAAAATTTAGCAGAACGTGCGAATGGATCAAATAACTTTTTACTGTACCCATCAAGACTCGACTTGTATGCACAATGTACGGTAAAAAGACGACCATTTGCCGTCGTGTAAGAAGTATGATATTTTTTAGCATAGTTTGTGATGAACCATTCAATATTTCTGAGAGAAATACCACCGGATTTATCCAGTATGCTTAGCAATGTAGATTTATTCTTGTCGTCGGAATAGAACTCGTTTACGGAAGATAGTAGAATGTCTGTTTTACTCATGTCTTCTATAATACAGAGTTGAAATCTATAAGCCGCTTACTCCCAGAATCCAGTGAGGCGATAGATGTCAGATCATCGACTAGTTCGATCGTGTGTTTGCGTATCATCTGTGAGTGGTGATGTTTACAGTATCCGTCATATTTACCGTTTAGATTACATCGAAGGTTACCCTTTTTCATACCTCGGCAAATATTGTTATCTTCCGCTGGGGCATCACGGACTAAAATCTTATACGGGATACTATAATTGACAGCTATCATCCGTAAATACTCACTGTATGACTTGTGAATTTTTTGTGCCTTGTTCATGTATTCATTTCGTGCTTCTAATAGGTCATCTTTAACAATTTTCGATGCTTTACGTTGATCATCCTTGATTCTCCGAAGTTCGTCGTGATATAACTCCTTTTGTTTCTGATGTTCTTCCCTAATATCATCATGTATTTTTTTCGTAACATCGTTAGCACTATGCTTTTGACCTAAAAGTTCTTCTTGGTATAACTCCTTCGCCTTTTTTAGTTCTATTTTATACTCTTCTCTGATAATCTTAGTCTCTACATTTACTCTCTTTGCGACTTCAGCTTCGAAGAGTGTAGTAAGCTTTTCCATCCTAATGAATTATCAATCGTAATTCTTAAATACATCTTCATATGTCAACTTGGTAGAACGAGCAGCCTTGATCCGTTCTCGAAGTTCTGTGGCTTTACCCACTGTGTCGAGTTTGTACTTGTTACATTCTTCGATGAGCTGCTCCTTCTTCATACCACTCAATGCTGGCTCCTTGGGTTTGGGTGGTGGTTTATGTTGAGCAATCAAATCACCGAAAATCTCATTCCGTGGATCTTTCACAAGCGGCTCCAATAGGTCACATATCGGGTTCAAGAATTTATTGGTAAAATAATGATGATAGTCCACTGGGATGTTATGTTCTTCCACAAATGCTGGATCTTCTGACTTCTCGAACGCTCGTGCTTTCGGGTTATCAGTCTTTACCAGAAGGTAAGGTACTCGGTCACCAGATTGTGGTTCGGAACCAGGTTGTCTTTCACGCATTTTATCTCTGACACGGACGTGTGGTAAATTTGGATTTTTGTAGGAGTCTCCAAGTTGCTGTGAGAGGGTCAACTTGTCGTTTGGGATGTCACCTTCGAGTAAGTTAATTGCTCGCTCTAAGGCCAATTGTTTAGGGGGTCCTGTATCACTACTCTCAAGTACGACATCTAGGAGTTCCTTACACACTTCACGAACAAACATTGTATTGTCACGGCGTACAACCTGAAGTCCCTTGATGTCGATATAATCCATGTTCATCTTCCCCTGTTTGTCTTTCGTCCAGAGTTTGGCAGCGTATCGCTTCTTACTGTATAAGAAATAGGGGCAATAGACCTTCTCGAGTTCAAGGTTGTTTGGTTTTTTGAATAAAGCCGTACATGCTTCAGCAGCTTGTTCACCGAGTTCCCAACTATATTCGATCGCTTCCATACCCGTTCGTCCACCCACGTCAAACTCGATCATCACGGAATCCGTGTCCCCATACCTCACCTTTGCACCCGGGTAGTTCGTCTCGACGTAGGTTTTGGTCTCTTCGATCATATCACGACCCTTGAATGTTGTAGTAGAGGCGATCGGTACACATGGAAGAATACCTTTACCAGCACCCGTAAACCCATAAATCGAGTTCATACTGATCTTATAGGCGAGTTGTTTTCCGTTGTACACTTCCTTCATGAAACCTGTCGCCGAAGCCATATCCTTCTTTGCCTGTTTCCTAAACTGTTTAAGTTCCGCCAAAATACTGGGAAGGAGACTGGGTACATCTTGTGCAAATTTATACACATTCCCATTCAAATCGAAGGTTTCGTAGTTTATACCAGGGATATTACCATATCTTCTTTCGTCCATTACAAACGTGGAATAACAGAGGTTATGTGCCATCATGATCGATGGGTAGAGACCCTCGAAATCGAGAGCAGTGATTGGTGTATAATATGCACCAGCCTGTGCCTCTAAAACTGTCGCACCCTCGTAGGGTACAGGTGGAATGGATCCGTATCGGATCGTTGGAACCATAAATCCCATTTCACGAGCCTTTTTAGTGAGTTGACTAAACACTTTGATCTGTTGCCCACGTTCCACAAGGAATGAGATGGGTACCCATGTCGCTTTCGCCATCTCTAACAGGTTAAGGAGTGTACAGAGACGTTTCACGAGTCTATGTGGAAGTAATGTATCCTTGATACAATACTCTGCGACATCTCTGAGTTTGACGGGGTCACCTTCCGCGAAACGAGCAAACATCTCTTTGGGTGACATATCGATCTTTTGATCACCAAGGTAGTGTTTGGAGACATTGTTCAGTTTATAACTGTCGAGCTTGTACCCCTTTTTCACTTCATGAAAGAGATCGAATATGAAACGCCCAGACATTGGGAGAAGTTTTAGCATGTTATCACCTAACGCACTAGATGAAAGACGTTTATAAACCATTTCGGATTCTTCGTTCTTGAATCTCCCAAGATTGAAGAATGTTCGGGAACACCCAACCTTTATAGCACGTTTATAAATGTATTCAAGATCGAAGCCAAAGATATTCCAACCGGTCATGATGTCGATGTCTTGTGTAATGATATAGTTTCGGAATGCTTCAAGCATTTCCTTCTCCGTATCATAGCTTAAAATAGTAGATCCGTCCAGGTCTGCGTCGGTCTTTTTGTAACAAAAACATGTTTTGTCGTAGGGTTCGTCTGTGTCTGGTGTGCATAGGGATACAGCAATCTGGAAACACGCATCACCACTGATATCCGCATTCGGAAATTTACCAGTAGAGCTATTAGACTCGATATCAAACGATGCCACGACAAATGGTGCGACGTCGTCACTTTTGATAGGTGTCATTGTTTCCCAGTTATTGCAGAATAAGTCGATAGTCACATGTGCCAGGTTAGACCGAACACAGTCCTTTCCTGTATCTAACCACCCCGTCGATTGGATTCCAGTTCTGTGCATCATGCGAAGAATTGGATCAAGGTTGGACTCATACACCTTCAGGGGAAATGGTCCACTAGAAAGTTTCAATGGACTCTTCAGGAAATAATCAGTATTTCTTCTTTTTTTCAGATTAGAAAAGGTGACCCGCATGAATAGAAAGTCTTGATTATTCTGGAAACCCCAAATGTCCTTGGACTTTACAACAGTGTAACCGATACACTTGTCTTTGATATGAGCGTAAATCTCTTTTGCGTATTTGATATCAGGAAGCTTGATATAAAAGTATGGCTCGAACGCTGTCGTCACACATACAGATTTACCGTCTTCTGTTTTACCAAATATACTAATAAGATGATCTTCGTCTTCGTCTCGTGCTTCCCATGTGAGTGCTTGAAAAACGACCATACCTCCTTATGTATACTTTGAGCCAAATTTTTAATATCGTTTACTAGTAAATGTCAGCTGCCTTGATTGACCTCGTGTCCAAGGGTGCCCAGGATGTCTACATCACTGGTCAACCTGAAGTCAGTTTTTTCCGTCAGACCTACAAGCGTCACACTAACTTCTCCGTCAAACCCGAACGCATTGACTACATCGGTAGTTTCTCGTCGGGTGCTGAAGTGACAATCCCCATCAAGTCTAAGGGTGATCTCCTCAGTTATGTGTGGATTGAAGCCCCAGGTATCGCCGCCACGGGTGCTAACACTACCGGCCTCTTCTCTAAGGACTCCAGTCCTACTGAATTTCTCCTCTACATCGGTGGACAACAAGTGTGCCGCCTCGATTCTCTTTACGTCCAAGGTGTCCATAACGTTCTTTACAACGAGACACAGGCTCGTGCCTCTACTGCCGTTTCCACTGCGGAAATCAAGCATAATGCGAGGAATGCCGCGGAAACAGTCGATCACTATGTGATTCCCTTCTTCTTCAGCCAGGACTGGACCAAGTCTCTTCCTCTTGTGGCTATGCAGTACCATGAAGTTGAGATTCGAATCAAATGCCGTGACGGTACCTTCTCCTCTACACCAAAGGTGTTTGCCATGTATGCCTATCTCGACACCGAGGAGCGTAAGTTCTTTACCGATAACGAACACGAGATTCTCATTACACAGACGCAGCATCAAATGGTTGGCTCGACCGATTCCGAAGTCGATCTTACTTACTTCAACCACCCCACGAGTGCTCTCCACCTCGTCTCTGCGAATGTTGGTGCCGCGTGGGACACTGCGTACGGCTTCAGTGACGCGACTTTATACATTAATGGTACACCCCTCTCGGAGGATATGTCCAGTGAATACCATCACAGTGTGGTTCCCAAGATGCACTGCCAGAATATCCCCGACGATCTATTGGAGACTGCTCCGTTGTACACCTGGCCTTTCTGCCTCAACATCGGTAAGTCTCAACCTTCAGGGTCGTTGAACTTCTCGCGTATTGACACTGCTAAGGTTGCTCTCCGTGGTGTCACGGGTGGTAACGCCACGCAACGTATGTATGCGGTCAACTATAACATTCTTCGTATCAAGAATGGTATGGGTGGTGTTGCATTCGGTAATTAAGTACTGCCTAAGTGCTCTATATACAATAGACTATAAGAGTAATGGATGGTTATAGTACACTCTATTATTGTCGTGCATGTCAAAGAACATATGATGGGAACGCCCAGTGTTGCTTTGAGATGGATCATGTAGAAGTTAAATGATTACTGAATCTTTAGCAACACGTTGTGTTTTCAGTATTCTTTCTAAACGTTGCTTTTCCTTTCGCATAAAAATTGTTAACTGATCTACTTTACCCGTGAGTGTTACTCTCCCGTAATGTTTGTAAGCGTTTACATTTTCAACTCGTGTCATGTCAACCCATATCATCTTAGTATCAAGTGTCTTACTATGATGTATTGCTAATACGGCTGCATCTCGTTTCATTTCCTTAGGAACTTCATCTCCTTCATACTGTAACACAACATGAGCACCTGGATACCCACTCGCATGCATCCACCAATGTTTCGGGTTACTTGATTGTGTTAGTATATCATTCTCTTTCGCATTTTGACCTATGTGTACAACCACGTCATTTGATACAATGTATTCCAACATAAGTTATATAAAAATGACATGTTTAACTATATTAAATGAGTCTCACTCCCATCAAACTCTTGAGAAATGGTCCAAACAAAACAAGACTCTTGAAAATAAAAGAAGAAACTGCTGATATCGATATGATGGATTATATCGAGTCTCGTATAAACACGAACACAGCCGCTCGAAAACTGATGGCAATCGAAGACGCGACGGAAATGGCAAAGCAATTCCTTCTGGACGGAACTGTACTTGAACGCATCGGTGACGCGATAAAAAAAGAAGCAGAACATACTTTAAACTTTTCATGCCGACGCGAAAAGGGTCCACGGAAGGGTATAAAGTACATACAACTAGAAAAGAAATACCCCAATACACAGGAAGGACATTTCGCGATGGCGAAGGTTAATCATAACACCAAGACTGTGGAACTCTACGATTCCATGGGGAAACAGAATCCAGAATTTAAAAAAGATTTACGTAGCCAATACATTAACTATACCATTATTCCCAAGGGACTCCCTTTCCAACCTTCGGGTGGGTTTGTCTATAAAACAGCAACAGAATTTAAGGTGAAGGCGAAGGCTCGATTTAAGACAGATGAAGCATTGATGAAGTCCTTTGAAATTTCACAGTATGATGAATTGTCACAGCATCATTTCTGTTATATTGAGGCGTTTATTATACTTATGAATAAAACACTTGGTACTCCATTGGGACCATTGGACCCCCGTGATAGACTCCCCTTCGTCAAGAAGGTTGTTTGGGGTCTTGTTCATAAATTTATACCAATGTCGAAAAGAAATACACCCGAATGGAAGTATTTTGTTAAAAATTTCAAGTATTATATGACTGTCACGGATGACAAGAACCGTCGCCTCAAACTTCAAGACATTGTACAGATGTCCCCGAATGGAATACGCCGAAAAGTTGTGAAGATGAATCTTCCCGATAACATAACGAATAAAACAACATTAAAAGAAATTGTATCCGTATAATAAATGCATGTCGTATTACAACCGAGTCCATCAGTCGTACATAAATTTAGAGTAACTCTACCAAGTAAAAGAGCGATTGACTTTGGGAAGGTTGGTGTTGAACATTATACGGATCATGGAAATGCTCGTCTCATGCGTGCACAACTTATTAGAAAGGGTGCTATAATTCCTCGGAGGTTACGAATAGAGAAGGACCAGTCTCAGATACACAGAGAAATGTTACAAATCAAAGAGAGTACCGATGAAGATTGGGAAGATTTCTTCAGGGCTGAATACTGGGAACGATGGCTACTTTTATCCTACCCAGATGTCAATAAGGCCAAACTCTATATGACTATGAGCCAAGGTATACTTTTTATGCCTACAGCCGAGGACTTCTGGTATTGTGAAAATAATCATGGTATATTGTAATATGAGTTGTATCGTTGGTCAATCTAAACGAGAAAATAATGTCGAAATAGAACCGATGGGGTGTAGGCCAGTGAGTTCAGATAGTTGTAAGTCTGGCTTCATGGCACCAAGGGAAAGTATCACAAAACCCAAGGATTCTTTAGATCAGTGTTGTAAATGTAAACCGGGTAAACCTTGTGCATATTGTATTGACCCTTCAAAATGCACAGAGGAGGAACAGGAACAGTATATGGCGGAAGAAGACGATGAGTGTTTTTCTGAAGATACGGGACTGTACGAACCAACACCACCAGAAGAACCCATGGAAGAATATGTACCTGAAACAGTAGAAGATGAAATGA